GAGGCTAGAGGCTAGAGGCTAGAGGCTAGGGGCTAAACTATGGCTGGTCCAACGATAGCTGCAACAGTCAGCGCTAATACTGCACCGTTTCAAGCAGCGATGCAGAACGCTGGAGATGCTATCCAGCGGCTGAATACTATCGCCTCTGCTGGCGGACAGTCTGTCCTGGGCATGTCCAACAATATGCAGCAGTTGGCTGCGGCTATCAACCCAGTCATCGGTCGTCTCGTAGCCCTAAACGCAGCTTTCCAAGAAGTCCAAAACAACGCAGCAGCCCTAGGAGCTGAGCAAACTACTGCTCTGTTCAGTAGAATTGGTACGGACGCCGATAGAGCTGCAGGCGGTATCCGTGGAGTCCACGTAGCTACTTCCGGTGCCATCAGAGAATTCATCGTCCTAGGACACGAGGCTATATCTGGGAACTGGACTCGTATGGGTCCGTCTCTGATCGTGCTGGCAGAGCGCGTCGGAGGTCTATCCACCCTAATCTCAGGCCTAGGAGCTGCTAGTGGTGTTGCAGCAGTAGCTGTAGGCGGTATTGCTGTCGCCTTGGGATATGTTATATACCAAGCGTACGAGACACATAAGGCTATATCTGAGATAACTGGACACTTCAATATAATGGGTCAGGGTATTCAGTACAACAAGGCCTATGTGAATTCATGGGCAGAAGACTTCAAGAACAGATTTAACGAGTCAGGAGCGTCACTCAGAGAGTTCGCAGGATATCTGGACAAGCTAGGTCCTGCAGCATCGGGCTCATTCAGACAGATGGGTGATATATTTGAAGGATTCAAAACAATCAAGAATCTCGGTACGGCTGATGCTCTGAAGGAGTTTGAGAGACAATTCGGACATACAGCTGAGTCCATGGGTAAGGGGGCTCTGCAAATGGGGGCTATAGGCCCCGTTATGGAAGGATGGATCAAAGAGCTTCATGACGCAGGAGAAGAAACGACCGCTTTTGGCTTAGTATCGGATCAGTTAGCGGAACACGTCAAGATAGGAACTGAAGTAGCAGAGACTAGAGCCCAGCTTGAGACCTATAACGTTGCGCTTGCAGGAACGGCCGAATTCGCCAGTGCTGCAGCTCTATCCTTGAGTAATCTAAAGGAGGCTCTTCCTAAGGGTCCTCTGCAGGTAGGTGAGGTAGGCGGAGCCCTGTCTCCAGAAGAGATAGCTGGACAGACTGCCGGGAGACGTCGATCTAAAGAAGTCCAAGAGCGTCGAGACCTTCAGAGAGACCTTCAGAATATCGATATTGAAGAGACGAGACTACGGAAGGAGATGGCAGACAGGGCTCAGCAACGCCGCGGCGGAGCTGATAGGGACGACTCTTCTATAGATACTGCCAGGGACATTGCCAACCAGCGCGAACTGGCGGAGCTTCAGGCAGCTAGGGCAAATATACTCGCGAAGCTACCTGAGGTCCATGGTGAAGGAGAGCGAGAGCGATTCCGTCAGCAAATGCAAGGCTTCGAAGCAGAGCTGAAGGCAGCAGGAGACAACAAGACAGAGATAGCTAAGATCCAGCAAAGAAAGTCAGAAGTTGAAATTGCCTATCACCAGGCCGGTACTTCAGAGGCTATGAAGGCCGGTAACGATCAAACCAATGCTGAGCGAGCAGCTGCTGAACAACAGTTCAAACTGTACGAGGAGTCGGTCAAGAGAAGGCAACAACTATCTCAACAGAATATTGCATATCAGATCCAGCAACAACAAGAACTTCTCGACAAGATGGCCCAGCCTACTAGGGAGGGAGATAAACCTTTCAAGGAAATGTATCCTCAGCAGTACGAGGCTGCTCAGGAGTATATGACTGAGCTTCTAGCGAAGCAAGCTGATCAGAGACGCCAGATCCAAGAGACTGAGGTCAAAGAACGTCAGTCACTAGCTGGCCAAGATATACAGACACAAATCGAGCTCCAGAAGGGCCTCGTATCCCAGATGGAGCAGCCTATATCAACAAGAGGTGGACAGACAGAGGCAGAACTGGAGCCAGAGAAGTACAAGCAGGCAAAAGACAAGTTGATGACGCTTGAGCAACAGGCAGCTGATCAGCAGTTCAAGATCTTCGAAGACGGTGTACGCCGTAGACAGATGGTGGCTCAGCAAGACGTGCAGGAGCAGATCAGGCTTCAGCAGGAACTGTTGGAGAAGATGAGGACGACTACCGAGCCCTCAGGAGAGCCGTACATACTAGCTCACCAGAACGAGTACCAGTCAGCTGTAACTCACCTCTCTCAGTTGCAAATCGAGGCTGCCAACAAGGTCTATGCAGAATTTGCCGCCAAAGAGCGAGAGAAGATTGCGGAAGCTGGACAAGACTGGAGCAGGATCGCTCAGATCTATGCAGAATGGGCTGAGGTAGCTAAACAGCACTTCCAAGGTGTAGGTGCAGAATGGGAGAACTTACAGAGGGAGATGGTACGTAAGGCTCAGGAGGCGGTTAAGACTATCGTAGCCGAACAGTTGTCTGCAGCTGGAGGACAGGAACACGTAGACCGACTCTTCCTTGATACATTCAAGACTCGCATGCAGGAGATGGTCAAGGCCAAGCAGATCACCTCCGAACAAGCATACGGTTTCGACATTCAATACACTGCTCAGCTGTACTCTGAACTGGCTGCTCAGTACCAAGCTGTCCTAGATAACTCCAATGCTACTGTGCAACAGAAGCAGGAGGCTTACAATAAGCTCATAGAACTTGAGGCTGACTATACCAAGCAGGTTACAGACGACCAAGCTAAGATCCTTGCAGCGTCCGAGAAGACCGCTAAGGAGATGAAGGATACCCTTAGCAAGGCATTCGACGGTATCGGCTCTGCTATGGAGAATGCCCTAGAAGGTTCCTTGACTGGGCAAAAGAATGTGCTCAGGACATTCTTGCAGTCAGTCATGAAGGATCTTATAGGCACTACTGGATCCATCCTGTCAGGGTTGGCAGGCAAAGGCCTGGCTAAGATGCTAGGCGTTGATACAGGCGAAGGAGGCATCAAAGACACTTCGATAGGTAATGTACTGGGCACTTGGCTGGCTGATGCCTTGGGCTTCGGGTCCAAGAAGCCAGACTCGATGAACAAGTCTCAAGCAGACCTCACTGCAGTCATGTCCAGATCGGCTGACTACACCAAGGCCCTTACTACTGCCACAGAGAAGCTGACCCAGGCAATCACTGAAGCCCAGAAGATTAAGGCACCTGTAGGTTCTACAGAAGGTCAGACTCTAGCTGACAGGAAAGGTCAGATAGGACCAGGTGACGAAGGAGGCGGTGGGGGTGGGGGTGGTATACCTTCTCAGGCAGTGAACAGGGCCGCATCCTACCTTCAGAATAGGTTCAATCTTACTCCAGAGCAAGCTGGTGCAGCTGCCAAATATATGCAGGTCAACGAGTCTGGTCTTGACCCCAACAATGTCAACAAACAATCTGGGGCGTACGGGATCGGACAATGGTTAGGCTCCCGTAAGGAGAGACTGTTTGCAGAGTATGGTACTCATCCCACTTTTGACCAGCAACTGAAGTTCCTAGGTGACGAACTCGAAACTGGGTCTGAGGGTGGTAATACTCTCGAGAGACTGAGAGCAACTAAGACAGAACGCGAGGCCTGGAATGTCTGGGGTGCTGCATTCGAGAGACCAGGTGAGCGTGATCTAGCTAGGGCTAGAGCCAATTTCAGACCGTCGGGCTATACTGGCCCAATGAAGGAAGAGCCCAAAGTTGCTACTGTCCCCACACCAAAGCCACCTGAGGAACCAGAGAAGCCCAAGACGGAAGAGAAAGGGCCCACAGGTTCAACTGGACCATTAGGTCCCGCAGGATCTAAGGGTATCGAGGTAGCTGTCGGTGACTCGATTGCTGCTGGCGTCGGTACCGCAATGAGGTTCCAGGGCAAATATGAACCCAGGGGTGGTGAGACTCCTGAGATCAAGAGAGAGCGTGACGACCCGTCTTACGATGCGGTGGCAGGCCGTACTACTCAGCAGGTCCTTGCAGAGATCAGGGCTAGTAAGGGCAGGTACGAAGGCCAAACAGTGGACCTATCCAGCGGCATCTCCAATGATGTAGCAGGAAACCTACCTCTCAAACAAGCCTATGCAAACATACGCCAGCAAATCACGGAGCTTCAGGGAGCCGGTGCCCAGGTCAACCTTATGGGCGTAGGTATGGGCCTGAAAGACCACGATATAGTCAATGCAGAACTACGTAAGATCGCCGAGGAGAAGAAGACGGAGTTTACTGGAGGTATTCAGAACGCTCGAGGCGTGCATCCTAGTGACTATAGGGAGTTCTACGAGCAACAGATAGCACCTCTTGGTCCCCGAGCCCAGCACGATGCTACTCCTGTACCTGTCAAGGTGGTAGATGGTGGGAGAGCAGATACACATGACAAGACAACTGAAACAACTTCTACTGAGACCACTACACAGAACCAGCAGACCTCAGCAACCCACTCGAATACTACTGCACTCGATGCTACCAAGAATGTACTTACAGAGATGGGGGCCAAGCTTACTCAACTGGGGCAGACAATTGCCCAGAACATGCAAGCAGCTTCTGCAGCGGGCCAAGCAGCTCAACAACAGAAGGCCTCTGAAGACAATAACACCAATGCTGTCAGGCAGAATACTACCTCCCGTCAACAGGGCGGGGGAGGGGGTGGAGGAGGTGGAGGTACGACCTCGACAACTCCAGGAGCTACTACGGGCCCAGGTGAAGGAGGGGGTGCTAACAACTTCGTCTCGTCTGTCAGCTCTGCTACATCTGGCCTCCAGCAGATGGCCAATGCAGCCTCATCAGTTAACCCGAACCTGAACTACCTCAGCAAAGCCCTATCTCTGGTCACTGGTGCATTCTCTGCAGTCGAGAAGGTCTTTAGCTTCATCGGCAAGATCTTTGGCGGAGGAGGAGGCAGTGGAGGCGGCGGGATCGGTTCCTTGTTTTCCTCTCTGTTCGGCGGCGGAGCCGGCGAGAGTGCACCTGCAGCCTCTACAGGTGGTGGTCTGTTTGGGGGAGGAGGCGGTCTCTTCTCGATGTTCGGCAGTATGTTCTCGGGGATAGGTAAAGTATTCACTTCGATCCTTTCCGGAATCGGTTCCCTGTTCATGCTAGAGGGCGGAGGTGTCATCCCCATTCCTTCGATGGCAGGTGGAGGTATAGCACACAACCCAGGACTTGGAGGAGGCCACTTCTCAGCCCATCATGGCGCTCACCATATGAGGATCCCTTCGGCAGCGGGAGGCATGGCAGTAGACAGCAGGGGCGGCCAGCTAGCAGTTCTCCACCCACAAGAGATGGTTCTCCCGGCTCACATCTCTAATGCAGTCCAACGCAGCGCCAATGCAATGACCAATGGAGGGGGCAACGGGGGAGGTGGCAACACGTATAACGGCGGAGATAGTCATTTCCACATTCACTCTTTAGATACGAGAACTGGCGCGGCCTGGCTAATGAAGAATAGAGCTCACGTCGCAGCAGCGATGAACTCAGCTGGCCGTGACTTCAATCCAGGTACCAACTACAGCCTCTACGACCGGGGTCGGTGAACGAGATCCTTGGGTCTTGGGCAGGAAGTGCAGGAAGTGCAGGAAGTGCAGGATAGACAATGAGCGACGTACAATACCCTTCACTACCAGGCCTTACGTACTCAGTACTTAAGGCACCTGTGTTTCATACTCGTAAGCAGACATCGGTCTCCGGTAGAGAGACGACCCTTAATGACTGGCTCAATCCTAGATATGACTTTACCCTTACATACTCCGTACTACATGATGAGGCATTCTGGGACGTAGGTCCGGCAGACTACTCTACTCATTACCGTATCATGATGCAGTTCTTCATGGACATAAGAGGTGGGTTTGATACCTTCGTATTCTATGATCCTGATGATATGGTTATCAACAACATGTACACCTTGCCCTCTGTTGCCGACGGATCCAATTCACAGTTCCAGCTAGCCAGACAGTGGGCCAACTTCGGACTGAACACTCTACAGCCTGTGTACGGAATCTCTGACCTCGTAGACCTCAGGGTAGGGGGAGTGTCACAAGATCCCTCGATGTATACCATAGATCCCAATACAGGTATTATAACATTCTATTCCCCTCCTGCAGCTGATAGTGTCATATATGCCTCTTATTACTTCTTCTACCGTTGTAGGCTCTCTGAGGATACATTGAGCTTCGAACAGTTCATGCACAACTTGTACGAACTGAAGACGGTAAAATTCAGGAGTGTGATTGCATGACTCGCTTCTCCTCAGTCGATCCTGGGTATATGGGCAAGTACTGGAAGGTCACTGACCACTGGGCTATGCCTGAACTGTACACTTGGAATTTCGCTACAGGAGAGACTCTCAGGTATACCGACTGGCAAGTCCCCCTGAACAATGTCCCTAGACCTGATATGACAGCGGCAGACAACTACGCTGTGGGTCCTGGCCTCAAGAGGACCTCAGCAAAGTTCAGAGTAGGTACAGAGGTTGACGAGATCGAGATCGACATCTATCCGAGGCCGTTCCCCACAGATCAGATCTCAGGGTTCACCTGGCAGGAGGCATGCCATCTAGGATTCTTCGACGGGGCGTACTTCCAGCTGTACAAGTGTCTTCTAGACATCGACATGTCTCTAGGTCCTCAGCCTATCATCCGAGGGGCCATACAATGGTTCTACGGTCGAGTAGCAGACATTGATGTCGGTCGTACAGCCATCAAGATGAAGTGCAAATCCCTCCTTGACTTGCTGACAGCTCAGATGCCTAAGCGTCTATACCAAGCTGCTTGTGGATACCACTTTGGTGACAGCAGGTGTAGTTACGATAGGTGGGGAGGCAAGAACGGCCACGGAGACTCCACTGGTCTAGGCATGATCGAGTTCCAATGCGATCTAGGCTCCAATCAGAACTACATCATGTCACCTGTAGGGCTTGCGCCTGACCCCAAGGATGCCTATGACAACGGCACTATATTCAGTATCTCGGGAGACAACGAAGGTTTCTTCAGATCTCTGATGCAGTGGAACTCAGACACAGGGGTCATGTATATGATTAAACCCTGGTTCTATCCTGTCGAACAAGGTGTAGATTGGTTCCAGGTCGTCCCTGGGTGCAACAAGTCTCTGAACAGGTGTAACGACTTCCAGAATCAGGACTTCTTCGGCGGCTTTCCATACATCCCACCTCCAGAGACTGCCGTCTAGCGAGACAAGGTAAAGGGGCACTCGGCAGGAAGTGCAGGATGGGGGTCTATCAACAACCGCTCCGCTCACCGGAGGAGGTCGCCAATCTAAGACGGGCGATCATCGAGGAAGCCATGACTTGGGTTGGTACCCCTTACCACTCCCAAGCGAGGCTAAAGGGAGTGGGAGCCGACTGCCTCACGTTCATTGCAGGTGTTCTGATCAATGTGGGCATCATTCCCCCCAGTGTAGAGATCCCCTTTTACCGTCAAGACTTCATGAAGCACCTACACTCTGAGAACTATCTCAATGGTCTTCTGGACTACGGTCGAGAGATCCATGACTCTGAGAAACAGCCTGGGGATGTAGTCCTGTACAAGCTCAAGGGAGCAGGGGTCTATTGTCATACAGGCATCATTATTGAGTGGCCCAAGATTATACATTGTTATATGCAAGGCGTACTCGTAGTGAATGGGACACATCTAGGTTTCGGCTCACGGCCTAGGAAGATCCTAACTGTCTTCCTTCCGCAGCCCGGTGAAACTCCTCTGCTCCCGACGCCAGAAGAACCTACTATCTATCCACCTATTATTCAACTACCGAGTTAAAAAAGTACCATGGGGTTCCTTAAGCAAAAGCCGAGAGGTTGGTTAGAGACCAACGCGTGGGCTCGACAGTATATTAACGCTCTCCAATACAATACCTCTCAAGTAGGCAGCGTGGTTCCACTGATCTTTGGGACGACCAGGCAGAATATCAACCTGATCGGGTTTGGCAACTATCGCGGTCCTAAGGGCAAGAAAGGGAAGGGTGTCGGCCCCCTGCCGATCACAGGGACATCCCATACGGGTAAGGGAGGTGGCGGGAAGTCGAAGAAAGCCCCTCCTGACTATTCCATTGACGTATCCTTCGGTGTATGTGAGGGCTCGTACGACCATGGCACCGTGAGGTTCCTAGGTAACTCTCCTGTCTGGGCTAGTGCAGGCAGAGCTGGATTTGGTCACGGACTGAACCTCTCTGGGTACAACGGGGATCTAGGTCAGGCTCCCAACCCTGTAATGGCAGGTCTGGGTCAAACTGTAGGCTATTCAGGTACAGCGTACTGTACTGGCACTCCTCTGGACTTGGGCTCTTCGCCAGTCCTACCCAATGCCTCGATAGCTATCGCAGGTATCCATGCTACAATAGACGACGGTGCACAAACCTCAGGTGACGCTAATCCTGGGCTAATAGTTAACACCTTCCTTGTTGACTCTCAGGTAGGTGCTGGATTCCCACTAGATAACTTAGGACCGCTAACAGACTACTACAACTACTGTGCGGCATCAGGCCTCCTGATGTCTCCTGCACTGACCAGCCAGACAGAAGCTCAAGAGTGGCTCTCAGGATTAATGCGTCTGACTAACACAGCTTGTGTATGGTCAGGCTACTGGCTCAAGTTCATTCCTTACGCTGACTTACCTGTATCAGGCAACGGTGTCACTTGGTCACCCTACCTGACACCTGTCTATGACTTCGATGACGACGACTTCCTAATGCATGATACCCCCAGCAGCGGCGAGTCTATTGTCGAAGGAGAAGCTGACCCAGTACTAGTCACTAGAACCAATCCTGCTGATGCAGTCAACTGGATGACTATCGAATACTATGACTCTTCCAACCAGTTCAATCCAACAGTCCTGCCAGTGTATGATCAACAGGCTATCGACTACTATGGTCGCAGGGCAGGTGACAACATCCCCGGTCATGCTTTCACTAATGCCTCAGCAGCTCAGGTAGCTGCACAAGCTATCCTGCAGAGGCTACAGTACGTACGCAACATATACAAGTTCACAGTTGGCTGGCAGTACTCCGTTCTAGAGCCTATGGATCTAGTGACTGTGACAGACTCTACACTAGGGCTGTACAAGCAAGGTGTACGCATCACCTCAATTGAGGAGAACGAGAACGGAGACCTTACCATTACTGGTGAGGAGGTCCCGAGTCTCATGGGTACGGTCCCTGGCCCTTCTTGTATGTCAAGTACGGGCACCGACCCGTTCCTATGGTTCAGTAGCGCCTGGGCTACTAGTGGTGCAGGAGGCTTCACTGCTATACCTTACTCTGCCAAGCTTGATGTACTGGGTGGCTACCATAACTTCTTCGAGTGGAGGTCGTCCGATGGATTTATGTACACCTATCCCACTACCTTAGGTCTCTATGTCAACGATAAAGACATAGCAATGCGGACTAATATACATTTCAGCGGTGCAGGAGATGGTTCAACCGGAGTCATCAATGTTGCCAGCGTCCCTTTGTCTGTTGGCGGTCCTTACATTATGGTCAGCGGGACTGGCAATCATATGGTATCCTTCATCCAGGAGAATGCAGGAACGTTTCTCTGGTTCTGGATGATAGTAATGGATCCCATGGGAGGAGGATCCGTCAACGTCAACGGTGCCTTGAGATTCAGGCAGCCTGTTACGAAGATCCCATATAACAGATGGTACCCTACATGGAACTCAGACAAGGGTGATGACGGTAAAGCTATGCTTATGCTGGGCAGCTACAACCTGGGAGGATTCAGTACTGGTGTGCTTATTATGCCCTCCATAAACGACATTATTGATGAGAGCATATTTGGTGGGTTAGCATCCAAGACTAAGAACTGGGTAACCCAGACTAAAGATGGTCCAGAAGAACATACGTTCCCAATAGGTCCTCCTACCTATCAGTCATATGAGGTTCCTCAGGTATGGCTCAGTATCATCTCCAACGCCTCTTTGTCTGTGAACTTCGCCTCTGAAGGGTATGGTAAGAACACCTACAGGCACGGATTCTGTCTGCCAGCCTTTGCTCCAGGACATCCTGAAGGTACCAACTACTACTTCTACTACAACAGGTATCAGGTTGCAACCGAGCTGGAAGGAGGAAGTATAACTAACAACGAGATATACAGCATTATCGGGCCCGCTAATCCCCTAGGGTTCCTGCTCAAGACCTTTATACCGGGCGCCGGAAGTTTCGAGGATTACCTTTCAGCAGACTGGACGAACTTCAGCCAACAGGCCCAATCGATCTACGGAGTCGACTTAGGCAAGACCGACCCCTCCTCTGGCTCAGGAGGCTACTACCTGGACCCGATGGGCGGTCAGATGCCTTTCACTGACGAGTACATGGCTATACGGTCAGGAACCGTAGATGTTACTAGCGACTGTTACAACGCAAAGCCCGCAACGGTACAGACCCCGTTCACAGGTAATGGTAGAGGGTCAGGAGGATACTATGTCATCTTTGCTATGCCTGGAGACGGAGATCTACAGTACGCTCTCGAGACCGGAAGCGACGACGATGAGCATCACTACATGATGGTAAGGCTGTTCCAGTATAATCCTACTACAGAAGAGTTCACTCAGAAGTTACAGATGGTCTGTCTGGTATGGACTCGTGCTGTAGACATGCCTACCCTTAGTACCAGTGGATATGAGTATCCGACTATAACTTGGGATGGTCGTCAACTGACTATCGTTTCCTACTATGTTAACTCCGGGTATGTCTGGTCCTCCGTATTCGGCTATACAGGAGTCATTAAGTAATGTCAGGTCCTATACCTATTACTCCTATCGGTGCTAATACTCCGTACACCTTCACTACCTACACCCCTTCGGGGGGCGGCATCATGGACCAGGTCGATGCTGACCCTGGTAACACCAATGACCCCATCATATACGAGCCCCCCTCCTCCTTTACTGAAGGTGAAGCACAGGTATGGGTTATCGCTACAGGGTCGTCCCCCAATTGGGGAGGGTGCCAGGTCTGGCTCTCCGTCGATGGTCCTACGTCAACATATGGTCAGCTAGGTGTCATTACATCAGGCTGTATCCAGGGCAAGTCGATGAACGACTACCCTATAGGTCCTGACCCTGATACGTTCGACCCTTTACAAATAGACCTTACAGAGTCTGGATCTGGTGAAGAGCTAACGTCGTTCACTCCTACTGATGCTGATAAGAGTATCTCGTTGTGTATCCTAGGCAATGAGCTAATCGCATTCACTAATGCTGCACTCATCTCGACAGGTCAGTACCAACTGGACACCTACATCAGGAGAGGCCAGTACGGGACCCAGATAGTAGACCACCCCTCAGGAGAACGATTCGGTCAGTTTACCAATACTACCTTCATCCAAGGCTATAGGCCTGCTCTGATCGGGACTCCTATCTATCTTAAGTTCCCAGCTTTCAACGGCCTAGGTGCTAACGTACAAGATCTGTCTGCTTGCAACATCTACTCCTACACCCTCAATGGTGCAGGCTACTCTCCTCCTGCATGGTTCAACTCTTTCTCAGTAGGGCATCCTCTCAATGCCTTACCAGTAGATACTGTTGACGGGAACTTCGAGATCTTCGATGTCCAAATGCCTACTGCAGTGCTACTCCCGAACAACTTTGCCACCTCTCAGTTGCCTGGCTGCGAGGTTCCTCCTATTGGTACTGTTACTCTTACTATTCAACATGTTTCGGCCACTACGTACTACAACATCGGTACCCTCACTATACCCGGCGGTTACAACGTCGGGTTCTACACAGTGCCAGGTCCTGTTACCATACCTGCGGGCGATAGACTCAGACTCTTTGCACCACCTTCAGTCGATGGGACCATGTCAGGTCTATACGGAACCATTACCGGATCCCGGTGACCAGGAATAGACGAAGGA